CACCCGAAGTAACCCAGTCCCCGGATGGGGTCAGGATTGCCATTGGTGGGGCCGCACGTTCCGGGGTAAACGCAAACACACGCAAACCAGCAGTCGTAAGAATGCTGGCTAACGCGGTACGCGCTGCACCAATCATGCGATGCCTTGCCCCACATACGGAACAAGCAACGGGTAAGCCGCAATCATCGGATCACGAGCCACCCTGACACTTGACCCACCATCCAGCGTCGCAAACTGTGCGATGCCGTTCGGGGCACTACGACGGTGATACAGTTCCGAACCACACTCAATCTTGGCGCGATTCAGAACATCAGCATTTACCGTCGCAGTACCCACGAACTTGGCAACTAGAGCCGAAGCCTCAGTCCAGCAGTCGGCAACGAAAGCATCGTCAGATGTTGGGGCACCAACATATGCTTTTAGATCGTCGTAAACTGCCATGACTTATTACGGGGTCTGGTCGATTGGGATGATGAACGCGGGGTACTCGTCGGCGGTCGCCGTGTAGGTCGACAGCGAGAATGCCTCGGACAGGTTGACAGCGTTCTCTTGCGAGAGACGAAGCGCACCGGACGTGTACTGACGGAGAGCCAGCGACGAAACAAAGGCACATTCGTCCTTGTTGGTGTGGTCAAGGCCTGAGTCCACAATGATCGGAATTCCTGCAATCGTTCCACGGAGTCCGGAAACGTTTGCCGAACCTACTGCACCAGCGTTCTCACCAGAGAACGAGATGACAGGGGTTCCGTCAAGGGCCAGCAGATCCTTGAACGTTGCCTTGTCAACGATGAGTGCGTCAATCTGCACACCGTTGGGGACGAAGAAGGTTGCCGATGCGTCAGCAAGTGCGCCGACCCAACCTGCGTAGTCTGCCGTGTTCACGTAGACCTTGTTTGTCGCGGCGAGCTGAGCGGCGCAGACTGCCTGGTACTTGGTGCGCAGTTGCGTTGCGAGTGCCTTACCGAGGGCGATTGCCTGACCACGGAGAACCGAGTCCAAAAATGGGACGGTGCTGCGGTCGATGACCTGGCGTGACAGTTCTGCGTAGTTGCCGACCGTGATGATGTTTTCGGTCGACGTTTCGAGCTGCAGTTCGTAGTAACCGAGGTCGTCACCCTGTGCTGCCTGGGTGGCGGTGCCGTCAACAACAGCCTTGTTCTGTGCGAACGTGATGACCATGCCCTCTGCAGGGGTGACACCAGTACCGAAAACCTCACCAAGAGGGTTTGCGGCCTCGACGAGGCGGATGAGGTCAACGTCGTAAGGGACAGTAACCGAGTCGCCAGTCGTTGCACCGGTGTAGGCGCGGATTGCGGTTTCGTCGTTCTTTGCAAGCTTCTGCAAGAACTCACCAGCGGTGCGGTAGGACGGGGCAGGTGCCTCGACCTTGTTGATGCCAGCGATTTCGCGCTCAAGCATCTGGATGGATTCGCGGACCTCGGCGAGGCCGGAATCGGTGGGGGTGATTTCCTCCACAGTATCCTCCTTGGGATTTGCCGAGTCCGGAACTTCCGGGTCGGTGTCGTCCTCGCGTACCTCAGTCACAGTTGCATCTGAGTACCACGGGAACGAAACTAGCGACACCTCACGCACGAATGCGTCGGTGACAATACGGTTGCGCTGGTCGTCAACTTTGGAATCGCGCATGACAAACCCAACCGAGAACTTGTTGATGACACCATCATCGAGCAGCGTGATGGCATCGAGGCCGCGCTGTGTTTCCGAGATGGTGGCACGGATTTCAAACCCAGCCTCGGTGTGACGGCCCTCGGTGATTTTGCCGATGGGTTCACGCTGATCGTGTTGCCACATCAGTTTCGCCTCCGGGTCAAGCGTTACAGAATCACGGGCAAACATCTCACCGTTGTTCATGGTGTCGTAAGGAACAGCGATACCTGCAACCTCACGACGTTCTTTATCGACGACACGGAACTCCATGTCACGGGTTTCAACTGACTGCACTAAAGTCTCCTTCGATAGTGGGCATATCCTCAATGGCACGAACCTCGTCGATTGTCATCCAGCCAGATTCGATTGCAAGTTTGTGTGCCTGATAACGGGTCAAAGTGTCAGAACGCAACAGCGAGTCGACGTTGATTTTCACCATTGTCCCGCGAGTCGTCAAGTGCGACAACGCAGACTCAATCTCAACGATGTATTGCGACAACGTGTAACGAACAAAAGCCATCTGTTCCTGTTCCATGTTCGTGTAAGTCATCGAGTTGCCGTCAACCGATGCGAGCAACATGTTTGCCGGGACACCAAACAATCGCGCAATCTGTTGCACGTTGAATGACTGTGCCTCGATGAAAAGTGCATCCCGTGGGTTCAGGTACATCGGCTGATAGTTCAGACCGTTGCCCAAAACAGCAACACCGTTCTTAGCACCAGCCGTCAGGTTCCATGCATCTTTGGCGGCGGAGGCCTGATCGGGTGACAACATTTGGTCAGACTTGAGCACACCGTTCGGAATACCCGAATCGGTAAACCACACCGAGGCATAATCGCGAGTGTCGCGAGCGTTCAGCAGTTCTTTCTGCGCCGCCTGAATGGGGCCAAGACCATACACGTTGCCAGGGACACGCATCATCGACAAGTGCTGAACCTCGTTCAGCTCATACTTGATTGTTCCCCGGTAGTAGTAATAAAGCGCGTTGCCGTAATCATCCGTCTGGATCATCATGTCAAACGGATTCAAAACTTCAAGGTTGATGGTTTCGCCGCGACCGTTACGACCAATAAGCCAGTAAGCGTTACCAGCGAGCGCCATGGAGTTGATGGTCTGTTCCATCCACACTTCGCGTGTCACCTTGATGTCCGGTTGACGGATAACTAACGGGGTGGGGGTCACTTCGGCGTCGTCACGGTAGACGTGGATTCCTAGCTGTTTCATCGCTGTGGCGATGATGCTTACGGAACGATAGACGGAAGCCAACGAGAGAGCGTCGTTGGTTGTGACCCCCGAAGTCGCCGAACGCGGCGGTGGCACAATGCCTGAGCTGCGTTCCTCGAATCCGGGCACAAACGAATCCGCGATATCAAAACCGCGCGTTGGATTTAGAAAGTCTAAGAATCCCATTGCCTAAATACTACATCTAGTGTCTGATGTTAGTCAAGACCACTACATTTAGTGTTAGGCGTGTCGTGGAGATGCCCGGAATCGAACCGGAGTCCGCCGCCGTTCCCTTACAGGTCTTACAGCGTCGAGAAGCCTTTCATCCCCCTATTGACATGAATCGCATTGCAACAGATCCATAGGGTCTTGCGGTACCGCGTAGCCGTTTACGTTTTCATTTTCCATAAGAGAATCAGAATACCTGCAACGGTTGCTCGCGTAAAGTATCCGCGCCGAACGTCGCCAACAAAGTTGCCATAACCGCATCGATTTCAACAGCCGAGTCGCGCCGCGATACCCGGAACCCCTCACCCACCATTTTGCGAACCGTGCGCGGAATCTGAATAGACAGCAAAGGGTCGCCACCATGCTGGAGAGTCTTTCGGGCCAGACGCGCATAGAACATCGACGAGGCGTTGACAACGTCGCCCAGCGTCGCGGTCTCTGCCGGGTAGCCACGCACTTTCAGTTCTTTGTATAGATCGCGTAGCGTGTAACCGTCGACAATGATTGCCCTGGGCGAATGGGACATGAGTTGACCGCAAATGAAAATAAGTTGTTCGAGTGACGGTTTGTTTATGCTGGCCACAAGTTCCGTGTAAATCACATCGTCCACTTTGACGGCGACCGCGATGGATGCGTGTTCCCAGTCTGGTGTTCGGTCGACCGCAAACACAAACTCTCCCTGCGGCAGCTGCGCGCCAAACGGTCGCTCACACTTCTGCCATAGTTCCGCCGGGATGAACGTCTTACTGCCAGACTGAATAAACCTGTTCAGACGGTAACGGATGATGTCGTCTTTCGGCAGCGCGCGCACATCAGACAACAACAGTTTTGGATCTATACGGCCAGCCTGTAACGCAGGGTTTGCCTCCATGAGCAAACCAATCAGCTCGTCATCATCGTCGGGGACTACTGATTCCGAGGCCTCCCAAATCCACGCCCCAAAACGGTCAAGGTCTCCGGCAATGGCTTTGTCGGCGTTTGCGTAGAGTCGGTTGAGTAAAGCAGAGTTCTCATCTCCTGCAGTAGTGATGCCCACGAGCAAAGTGTCCGGCCTAGCACCTGTTCCCGATGCGAGAGCATCCCAAGTTCGCTGGTCGACAAGATGGACTTCATCCACAATTCCAACAGACACAGGGATACCTTGAAGCGTATTCGCGTTAGAAGCTTTGATTTCATATCGACTCCCATCCAATGTTTTGATACCACGCGTCTCCGTCAACTTTGACATGCGACGTTCGAGTGCCGGGTTCGACGCAATCACACGTTGCACTCGGTCATAAACCAGTCGAGCCTGTTCAGCCGTCGAGGCGACACCGACGTTGTACGAACCGACCTTGCGCAAGAGTGCCCAAATACCTAAGGCCCCGACGATTTCCGATTTGCCGTTCTGACGGCCCATCGAGATAACACATGATCTCCAGCGCAGCTCACCGGTCGGCAGCAACTCGGTTGCCCTGCGCATCAGTTCGACCTGCCACGAGTCAAACTTGAATCCGGGTGTGGCGACAGACCAAGCCATCTCAATCACAGGCAACAGTCGGTCGATGCTCGACTCGAACGCATCCGACAACGGTGGCGTGTATCGAGTCGGCGCAAACTTCATCGGGTCAGTAACGCTTCAAGCGCATCGACAGGTGCACCATCCGGGGCAGAGTTCCGCAACATGCGCAAGCCCTGCAAATACGACGACGACTTCGCCGCCGTGTATTCGTCATCGAGCGATTTCGCCGTTGCCAAACAGAGAGCAACAATCGCAGCGTGTTCCGCCCCGATCCAACTGAGCGAATCAAGTGTCATTTCGAGGGCCTTGCTATTTGATGTTGGCATATCGCGCCATGATGCGTTAGTCATGCTTTTCCTTGTCTTTGATTTGCGCCCAAATGCCAAACCTTTTAAGTTCGGGGATGCCCGGCAGAGGGCGGCACGGGTCTCTTTT